TTCAATTATGGTACTCTTACCAGCACCATTTTGTCCTACAATCAACGTGGTGTTTGTAGAATTTAAACAAATTGTTATAGGATTGTTTCCAGTGGCAAGGAAGTTTTTATAAGTTACACTCTTAAATAAAATCATGCGAATCAGTTTTTGGTGGGATTACAAAGTCGTCTGGTGTTATTATAACGTAATTATACCCGAATCTCTCACATGCCGCAACTACCTGTTCACCTTCGATTTCAGTTGCTTCCACAGAAGGAAAACCATCTGCTTCCAGGAGTCCAATATATCTTTGTGCATCATCAGATTGCTCAAACAATTGAAGAACTTTATCGCCTTCTTTTGTGATCACTGCATACGCACCTTCAGAATCCGCATCTGTCACCGTTAGAATGAACATTTATTGTACCTCGCAGGCTTCAACGTAAATTGATTTAATAATATTTTTAATACTATTTCTATCTAAATTTATATTTTCACTTTCATCTATGTATCTGTTAAGTGTGGTGAGGGTATCTTCACCTTCAAAAGTTTCTTCACTGTCACCTAGGTCTAGATTATCAGTTTCAATAACTTTGATATCATGAACTCCAATATCATAAAGCTTCTCTAGAATTTTTTCAAACATAACATTATCTGTTCTCTCCTCTACAAATATTTTAATATACGTATCAGTATATTCCGATGGATCAAATTTATTGTAGTTATTAGTTTTATCATTATAGTAAATTTTTTTAAAAATACTATAAGGATTTTTAATGAATCCCAATTTTTTAGTTTTAGGATCTAGTAAATGAAATCCTCTTTCTGCCTTATAATCGTTCCAGAACATTTCGTATGGATTTCCAAGATACTTAATGTTTCCACGTTCCGATTTATGATGAAAGTGTCCCGATAATACTTTATCAAATTTACTAAAAGCATTTGCTTGAATACCACCTTCAAATACATGACCAGGAATTGCCTGAAATCCAGAGATTTCAAGGTGACCCATAACTATAGTTGAGTCAGTATTTTTTAGATGTTCAAAAGATGATTCTTGATTCTCAGAATTAATCCAAGGAAGCATTGTAATCTTCAAACCATCCACTACAATATCTTCTACTTCACTATAGATATGAATATTGTCATACTGTTCTAGAAGTAAATCAGGAGTATTGATTGCATTAGTATTCTTATAATATGCGGTGTGATTGCCCACGATCATGTGAACAGTGATACCCATACTAGCAAGTTTATCGTAATAATTTTTCTTAATACGATACCATGCACCAAGATCAATACCTTTACGATTATCGAATGTATCTCCCAGATCAATAATAGTTTTTACTTTATATTTTTCTAGTGATGGAAAGAATACGTTTTCATAAAATTTAATAAAATAATCCCAGAAAATCTGGGAACTTTTACGACCATCTAAATGTTGATCGGTAATCAGAGCAATTGTCATCGATTAACTTTAATTTCAAGGGACTCTTTAATACTATTCATAGTAGATGAATCATATCCCATCACTGAACTATCAGCAGAAAATACTTCATCAAACCCAGACTTTTCTAAAATTCTAGTTTTAATATCTAATTGTTTTTTCTCTCTCTGAATCCTGCGTAGAAAAGCAAAGTAAATTATTTGAGTAAAATATGCAAAGGGATTAGAAGATTTTTGTGGATCAAAGTTATCAATATACTGAAGACAATTTTCTATGCCATCGCAAATCATATCGTCTTTAAACATATAGTTTACAAAGTTAGGACGATATGATAAGTGGGTTGCAATCTTTAGGAAACACTCACCAATATATTCTGGGACTCTTGGTCTAGGTTCACCAAGTTCTTTTGATTTTAGAACCTTATTTCTATAGACAGTAATTGCCTCTAAAAATTCTTTGTTATTTACATAGTGTTCTTTTTTCTTCATGGTACATATTTAAGCTATTAGCTTTTGTAATTGTTTGTACTATACCACATTATCAAAGACTTGACAAGTGGCTAAAATCTCTGTATAATAACTCTGCTAGGGTTCAGAGAACAACTTAGCTATCTTTAAAGATCTTCTCTAAGCTACTTCTTGCATCATCTACTTTTGTTTTAAATCCCATCTCTTCATCTAAAGGTAATTGACTTGTATTATCTTCTTGATGTAGATATTTACGAAGTGTTCGATTATATATTTTAGTTATTCTTTCATCAGCCTCATACACAGTAATAGTCTTTTCTTTCTCAATAAAGATAATCTCTTCACTGGAGAATTTAATCCATGGTCGTAAATCAACTTTAACCATTTCTCCTGCAGGTGTTTCTATAATAGTTTCTTCAATATTAAAAGGAGTTTCTACAATAAAACCATTCTCTTCATCACACACCAATACACTACCAATTATTTCTTCTCCGCTAACTAATTTTAACATCCCGATAAACTCTGAATACATCATTCTTCCTTTCTCCTAAAATTGATTGGAATAATTTCATAACTAAAACTTTCTTGAGAATAAGTTTTTACTCTTTCTACCATATGATTTAGAGTGTAATTTCTTCTTTCTCCTTTTGTAAAATCATCTGCAATATCATATAGAGTTGCTATTTCTTTTTGGTTACCTTTACGTAGAGCTCTACCAATTGACTGCAAATTTCTAATCCTAGATTTACTCGGACTAGCAAATATAATATTGTGTAATCTTTTAATGTTAATACCTGTGGAAAATGTTCCGTAAGAAGCAATGATTATGGCATCATTCTGAAGTTCAGTAATCTGTCTTACTTTTTCTCGGTCTTCGGTATCAACTCCCCCGTGAACAAAGAAGACTTTTCTATGCTCAGCTACACTGCTATTTATCATATCGTAAAGTACTTGACCATGTTTCTCTACGTATGCAAATAAGATAAGAGTATTGCCTGACTGGTTTAATGCTAATTTTTCTATGAATTTATTTCTTTTATCCATAGTACAGATATGATCCATCTCATCTTGATAAGAGTCAAATAATAATTCTTGATGCTGTAATAAAAGAATATTAATTTTTAATGGTGATAAGTGTCCTTTATCAATTAACTGTTTAGTTTTTACAACCTTATTAACTGGACCAAACAATCCTTCCAATACTAACTGGTTTGTACTAGACCCATCAAGTGTTCCAGTAAATCCAATCCTATGTTTGCAATTATGCAATTTGGTCATGATATTGATAAGAGATTTTGCTTTAAATAAATGTGCTTCGTCTCCAATCACACAATCAAAATTTTCAAAGTAATTTTTTGGCATCTTGTAGATAGATTGCCATGTGGTTACAGTTACTTGTTTAGATGTGTTTTTATCTTTACCAGCATATATCTTGTGACAGTTATCTGCAGATGACCAACCATAGGTATCAAAGTCACCACACATCTGTTCCACTAGAGATGTAGTTGGTACAACAATTAATACATTGTCTCCTCTATTAGTAAAAAATCTGGTAATAGAATAAATCATCAACGACTTACCAGATGCAGTCGGAGATAATAACAATCTTCTATTGTATTTTAATGCTTGATAGATTGCATAATATTGGTAGTCTCTTACTTTAAATGGAATGTGTAAACTCTTTACAAAATCTACAACACCACTTTCAGAAACTAAATCATTTGTTTCTTCTGGTAATCCATAATATTCATTATCTTTATCTTCATAACTATATCCCCTTAAGTCTAACCATTCAGTCAAATAACTATACAGACCACAATATATTTTACCATCTCCAGGACTAAAAAGTTTTATGGTTCCATCCCATAACCTTTTTTTATATTGGGGCATAAATTTTGCGTTTGGAACCTCAAATGTAAAATACTCTGAAAGTTCATACTTAATATGAGGTTCACACTCAACCGTTAAATATACTTCATTTTTCTTCTGAATAGTAACATCAGTCATTAAATACTACCTTGCATAAATTTTTGCCAGTCAATACTATTCTTAATTTGAAATCCTCTATTGTTTAAACATTGGAGAACTTTTTCAAGAAAAAACATAATCTCTTCATAATAATTTATACGAGTTTGTAGGAGCTGTAATTCAGGATCGGAATCCATATACAGTCCTAGGTCTGACTTTAGTATTTTTAGATCAAAAGGTTTTTCTTGATATACACTTGGTTCTGCTTTACCGGTGTAATACTCAAACTTATCTCTGAGCAGAGATTTATATTCATGTTCTTTTTTTATTTTCAACAACCTCACATCAGACAAGTAGTTTAGATACTTGCTGTGTAGTTGTGGAATTTTGATTGATTCTTCGTCTAATAGATCTTGTTCAATTTTTGAGTCTTCAGCCCATTGGGATTTAATATCGTCAAGAGTAATCATATGTTAAATTAATACGGTGTCAAAAGGTGTAATCCAATCTTCATTGGAATTTTCAACTACTACTATAGAAATATTTCTAGCTGCTAATTTTTCTA